GTTTTAAATGCTCCAGCAATCTCGCCATCTATTGCCTGTGCAGCTTGAGCTAAATCATTAGCAGCAAAATCATCACCAGCGCGCAAAGCTTTATCCGATTCTGCAAAGAGTCTATCTCTTTCAGCAATGAGATTATTTATTTCTGCTCTTCTTTGTGGGTTAAGACCAGCAATCTTTTTATTAACTACTTGTTCAATGTCAAGTCCTGTTTTTGCAAATTCGTCACTCAATAAGAATTCCATTGCTGATTTATTACCAGCGCTGGTTGATTCCATTAATTGACGTTGTAAGAATTCACCTCTAGGTGATAATAAGAACTTGTCTACTAAATCTTTTTCAGCTGTTGTTAAAACTGCAGAAGTAATACCAAGTTCTCTTTTTGCTGCACCCTCTACAAGAGCACGTACTCCTTCATCGCCGCCTAAACCAAGAAGAGATTCTAGTCCTCTCTTCTTTAAGAATTTAGTATAAGCCATATAAACTTTTGTTGCTCTTCTCATTTCAAGAGGACTAGCTCCAGCTGACAACATAAAGAATACGTTTGACAAAGCATTACGTTCATGGAATCCTGGTATAGCAGTAACCCAAGATTTAAACAACTGTGTTGTATTCTTATACCATTGTGGCATTAGACGTGCAACAAATGGGTCTTCTAATCTTCTAAAGTTTGTAATCATTTCTTTGATTTGCGGCGAAGCTAAAAGACCAGGATACTTTTGTGCATTTATTTGTAAAAACGCAGATGCATTGTCTAAGAATAATGGAACAGTCTTTGCCCACTTATCTGGTGGAACATTCTGTAATGCGTTAACAAGTCTGCCACTTTCATTCTGCAGAGCATCAGCCAATGCTTTAGCTTCAGCACTCATAGCTGCACCGTATCCAGCCGGCAAGTCAGGAGCTAGTCTTTGTAAGTCTAATATTCTTTGTTCAAGTTGATTAATCTTTTGATTTAAGAAATCAGAATAAAAGGTTTGATTGCCAGCTAATTTAACTTCTGCCTCATCAGCTAACTTAACTATTTCATCTCTAATAGATTCAAGTTCTGTTCTAAATTTAGGTGTTTGATTTAATGCATCAACACGAGCAGGTGACAATATTTCAGTTGCGGCATCTGCAAATGGAAGCAACTTAGATGGTGGTCTTACACCAAACTCAGTTTTAATTGATTCTTGTGTTAAGTCTCCACCAAATCCTTTACCAACAAATGGGCCAGCTCCTTCTGCTTCAGCAATCTTGCCTAAGAAAGAATCAACATTGCCTCTCTCGGATTCAGTAACTAAAGCTAAGTTATGCAACCAGTTTGTGTAAGCAGTATCACGAGAAAAACCTCTTGCATATTTAGTGAATGCTTCTTCTGCGTTTGTTTCAAAAAAATCATAACTAAGTTTTCCAAACTTGCGGGCAATCTCATTTAATGATTTAATACCACCATCGATGTCAGCTTGTGTCAATCTCTTCCCAAAGAATAATTCACCAGCTTTTAATTGACGTAAGTTTGAACCAGCTAATGCGTAGCTTCTGTCAACGCCTAATTCATTTAATACTTTTTCAGGCAGTCTTCCTTTTTCAATATCTAATGCTGCATCTTTTGAAAGAGTATGTGGGAACCATGCTTGGTTTTTTGGCAATGGTTGAATCTGTTCGAATGGTACACCAGCAGCTACCTGTGCACGGTTGTGTAAGTAGTTAGCACGATTATAAAATTCATCACCAATTGAACGTAGGTTTTTAGCAAGCGCTAGTTCTTCTTCTGATACTTCTCTACCAACTACTGATGCGGCAGCAGACACATCGAATGCAGGGTCTAATAAATTAGCAGCTTTAGGATTATCTAAAATATCAAAAACTGTATTTGAATACTTTAATAGGTTAGCATCTTTGTTAAAGACTGGACGCAGTAACTGTTGTGCTTCTGAAGTAGATTGAGAAAATAAACTACCATATGCTCTGTCCATTGCAAGCAACTTAACAAAGTCATTAGCTTCTTGACCAGTTAATTTTCTACCTTCATATACACCACTACGTAATGCAACACGCATTCTTGCAATATCTGCAGAACCAAACACTCCACCTTCACCAGTTGGTGTTATCCCACTTAAAAATCTTCTTCCAGCTTCAGTGCCAAACAAACCACGTGATGCAACTTGTGCTAACTTTGTTGAATTTAATACAGTTATTGGAACATTCTTTGTACCAACACGAACACTTGTAAGAGTTTGTCCAATAGTATTAGCAACTTTTTCTGTGTAAGGAAGTATTACTTTAAATTTACCAGCACCAAATCGTAAACCACCACGGGCACCAAGTACTTCTGCAACTGGCCCACGCAACGCGCTATAACCACGTGTAGCAATCTCACCTATTACATCATCAGTTAATGTATTAACAACAAATTCATTGCCACTTACTTTTGCAGCTTCACGAACTTCACGTGCAATCTGTGCTAATTCTTCACGAGTACGAGCACCTAATGTTCTACGCGCACCAATTCTTTGTTGTTCAAGAATAGCTTCTGCTGCTGTTTTTTGTGTAGCACTCAGTCCACTAGTTGCTCCACCTTGTGGCCTAATACCAAATGCACCCGCACCAACTTTTACTGGTGCAGTTACGGCTGCTTCTGCTGCAGCTTTACGCGCTGCTATTTCTGCTGCATCAATAATGCCTTCTTTTCCTGCTTGTACTACTGCTGCTTCTCCAGCTTTAGCTGCTGCCTTAGCTGCTGCTGCAGCTGTTTGTCTTGTGCTTACAACAACACCTTCACGTGCAGCTTCTTTTGCTATTGCTAATGAAACTTTCCCTGTGCCTGCGGTCATAAAGGTAACAGGGTCTGTAAAGATATCTCCTACTAAACCAATGCCACGGTTAGCCCATGTTTCCCATTGCCATTTTGTTGGCTTGTCTTTTTCAGGTTCAAAAACATCACCCATTAATTGACCATAACCAATTTCATAATTTTTAGTTTGGTCTAACCAATCTTTCCAACTAAAACCTCCAGCACCTAAACGATATGGATTACCAGTCTTTGGGTCAATTTCTTCACCACGTCCACGTGTACCACGCCATACTGCTAATTCATCACCAGTTTCTTTTAATGTAGATTGAATTAAGCGACGTCCAGTGTCAACTGCCATTAATGGTTTGAGAAGAAGTTGTTCAACTGGTTTAAATTCTAAACCACCTGGAATAACATCAAAGTTAATTACTTTACCTAAAACATTTAATGCTGGATTAATCTTTTCTTGTTTAACAATTGATTCTACTTCTGACTGTGGAACTTTATAACGTTCTGCTAAACGAGTTAAACGCGTTACCTCATTCATCTTAGCTCTTAAGTCAGCAGGTATTGGAGGACCAGCTTGCACTGGAGGTGCAGTAGTAGTAGCAGTTCCTGTTTTTGTTGTTGGTGTTGGCGTAGGTCCTATCAAACCATCTAAACCTCGTGCAGTACTTTTAGGCGTAGTAACAACAGGTGCTATAGTTGTAGCAGTAGTAGCCTTAGGAACAGTAATAGTAGGAGTAGGGGTATTGCCAATTAAACCATCTAAACCTCGTGGAGGAGTAGTGGTAACTGGTGGTGTTGGGTTAGTACCTTTTGGTGTAGCCATTATGGTTTAATATTCTTACCCTTAAGTGATTGTCTTCTAATCGCTTCATCTTTAAATGGTGTTTGTTTCTTTTTGTTTACAACGGAAGCAACGTGTTCAGTTGGGTCTAAGTAACCACTTGGTGCAAAACCTGGAACATTTTGTCTCATGTCTGAAAATTCTTTCATCTTAGTATCGATATAATTTTTTGTTGATTCGTTAATAGTATCAACACCAATTATACCTTTAGATAAATTAGTTCTTGGACCATACTTTAAATTAGGACTTGGAAGATTTGCTTTAAATGTTTTATCTGATGCTGTTAAATAATCTTTAACTGCTGGTTGAACTTTTGAATTATATTCTGTAAACAAATCATCAACATATGCACTTGCTGCACTTAGTGGGTCAGCAGATGCATTGGTTGCAGGAAAATCAAGTTTATCATCTTCATAATCTTGAACTATCGCAGCTTTAATTTCTGGTAAAGAATATCCTTTTTGTATAGCTGCAACTATTTTTTGTTCTGTTGTATTAGTTGATTTAGATGCTGCATACCATTTAGGTGCAGCAGTTTTTATAATATTATTTTTAATAGTTGGATATTTAGGACCAAGAAGAAAAGATGCGTAAGCATCTAAGTCATCACCAATAAGAGATTGTGGTCTCCATGCATTTGGGTATTGTGCTTGTGATGCACCAGCTAGTTGGTCATCAAATATATCTTGAACATCTTTTGGTTTAGCTAAGCTCTTAAGACCAGTTGGTGTTTTTTGTGCGGCCTTTTGGCGAGCTAGTGCTTGTAGCATTGCTTGATTTGGTGCCATTATTTTTTCTTCTTTGCTATTGATGCTGCGAGTTGTGGAAATTCTTTAGCTACTGCTGCTGCTGATGCGTTTGGTTTTGCCGCAACAAAGTCAGCTACTCTCTTTATCAATGCAGTGTTACTTGCTTTAACTGGAATGTTAAGAAGTTGTTGTAATGCTGTTGGTTTTGCGGCAGCAGTTGTTGGTTCAGTTCCACCACCAGTGGTTGTTCCACCACCAGTGGTTGTTCCACCACCAGTTACTGGAGTAGGAGGAGGAGCAACGTAACCTGTTCCATACAAAGTATTAAGAGCATCTTGCAAAGCTTGTTGACGAGCAATTGCTTGTTGTTGTGCTTGGAACTTAGCAGTATTATATTGAGTTTGAATTTCTTGTAATGCGGCCAACTGTTGAGTGGTCAGAGTTCCTTCTTGTTGTGCTTTGTATGCACCAAGTTGAGCTGCTGCTAACTGCTGAGCCATCTGTTGTTCTGCTAATCTTGATTCTTGTCCAGCTCCTGATTGTGCTGTTAATACTCCAAGCAAGTTATTATAGTTTGCCGCGCCACCCTGTGCTGCTGCATTAGCTGCCATAAGTCCAGGTTCTGTTCTTCCTGCTTCTACACCTTGTCCCTGCATGTACTGAGCAAGGTCGTTAGCTATTGGTGCTGCTGTTGCACGTGGTGCTTGAGCATATGCTGTTGGTGCATTAGATGTTAAGTAGTTACGCAATGCATCAAAGCCTTGAGTTTGCAATCCACTTGCAGTTGTATATGATTTTCCTAATTGTGCTTGCTGTGCTGCAACTTGGTCTGCAATATATTTTTGTTGTGCAGTTCTTTGGTCTTCTAAAGTTGTCATTAATGTTGGGTCAATATTACCAGCAGTTAATAATTGATTTTGAATTTGTCCTGCTTGATACTTTGCACCTTGTGTTGCTCTTTCAGCTGCTGCTGTAGCGGCTTCTTGGTCTGCTTTAATCTTTGCCAATGCTGCTGCATAACTATAGGCTCCGCTTGTTGAACCAGTTCCTCCGCCAGTTGTCTCAAACGCGCCAGTACCAGTTGTATCGGTGGTCTCACCAGTTGGGCTAGTACTGAATCCATCACCTTCAGTTACCATTCTTGCTGGTGTAGGACCAGTCGAAGGAATTAAAGTATTTAATGGTTTTTTTTGTGACAAACCATATCTTGTTACAGCCATGTTTCTACCTCAGTGCTAATAAAGCTTGCGCATCCGCAGCTATTTGTCGTGATTTATCTGATTCTAAATTAGCCAAACCTGATTGATAGGTTTCTAAACCTTGAGCTTTACCTAGGTCATAGCCTCTTAGTTGATTAGCCAAATCTGTTTGAGCATACCCTAGGCTTCTAGCTCTATCTGAAGCATACTGTCCTAATGCTCTATTATAAAGACCTGATTTAACACCTTGTCCTTGAAGCCCACGCCTGCCATAAGAAGAAGTAAGCTTTGGCACTTCTCCTAAACCACCACCAGAAGTAGTTTTAAAAGCCGCTTCCTGCAGTTGGGTAATTGGGCGTTGGCCGGCAGTTTCTGCCAGATAACGTCTATAGGCATTAAGGGCAGCTTCCTGCGAATATGCCTGCTGCAGACCTCTACGCTGCTGTTCAAATATTGATGGGTCAAAAGCCATTTATATTACCTCTTATTATTATAGATAAAATTTTCCATATTACCACTTACCTATTGGGCAGGTAGCTTGTTTTAATTTTACTTTTACTTTCATAAAACAACCACACTGCTTACATTGGGTAGTTGGTTTAAAAAACTCTGGACAATCTTGACATAGTGAATATCTAGCACTTTCTTCCTCATCACTAACTTTCTCTACATCTGGGTCTAGCATATCCCATGGTCTAGTATTGCCTAATCTTTTCTTATATTCTTGCCAAGCGTTCACTCTTGAACCTCTGGTTGTACAAATTTAACACCATCAAAAGTCCAGCCTTCTCCAACTAAACCTCTTAGTTCATTTGGAATAGGTATTATCTTAGGATTGGACATTAAAGCAGCAACCATGTTTTCTGCCCTAGCCCAAATTATTTCTGTATATGCCACATCACCATCTACTACAACGGCAAAGTAAACTTTCTCACTATCTGGTATATCTGTCATTTTGATTTCTCCTTCGTAAACTATATATTATACTACTAGTAACATCCAAAACATGCACAACAAACTTGTTCATTTACGTCGTTATATGGTTGACAAGCACATGGTGAACATGGGTTTGGTTGACAAAGTGGAGCATTCCAGTAGTATCTTCTAGTATAATAACGGCAACCACCTGAACAAAAACTATTCACAACTTCTGTTCCAGCTGAACTTCCAGTGCATGATGTGCATCCTGGTACTGGCGGTGGTGGTGGTGCTGGACATCCAGTGCAGTTTCCATTCCAACAGAATTGGTTTGGACAACCAGCTTTTGAGTATCCTGCTCCTGATGAACCAGAACAATTATTACTTAAGCAAGTGTGTGGTCCAAGTGTAGATGGACTAACTGAAGTAACACCATTAAAGGCATAACCATTAGCAGTAGGGTTGCTACAGCTAAATGAGCAGTCAACTGGAGGTGGAGTATATCCACAACTTGGACTGTTATATTCTAGTATTTCGTTATACGTGCCACCACTACCATCAGCACGTAGATTATAAAGAGTAAAACCACTGCACTGGTTTGCTGCAAGGAGCGTACCAGCTGGAGGATAAACTGGTGGAGCAAATGGAGTAACTGCATTTGATGGAGCTGAAGATGCGGATTGAATTCCATAGTCAGTTAATCCATAAACTGTAAAAGTATAAGATACTCCGTTAGTTAAACCATTTACTTCAACTGGAGAACCTGCTGCTGTTCCAGTAATACCACCTGGTGAAGAAACAGCAGTATAAGATATAGTTCCTTTGCCAATAGCAGTTGGTGGAGTAAAGCTAATATTAGCTCTAGTGTCACCAGCTGTGGCAGTACCAATTATTGGTGTGCCAACGGTATCACCGCTACCATCGATAATTCCAATGATTGGCATTACGCGCTCAAGTCTCCCAATAGTACCCAAGTATTTGTGGCTCTTTTAATTAAAGTACCAGCAGTCCATTGAGCACGAAGTTTGAATCCAGGGTTAGCATTGATGGTTACACCGCTAGTTGGTTGTATTGTTACTTGTCCTGCGCCAGTTTGTAAGATTGTTATTTGCGTACCAATCGGAAATGCTACAGTAGAGTTTAGAGGAACAGTTAAAGTAACTGGTGATGCATTAAGTAATTCAACCACTTTTCCATCATCTGCTAATACTAAAGTATAGCTAGCTATCTGAGCACTTGTTTCAATATGGTAAACAACGTTGCCTTGGACTAAAGCTCCGTTTGTTGGAGTTGATAGTCCAGCTACAGTACCAACTGAAAAGTTACCAGCTGTCGTACCAACTGAAACGCTACCAGATACAGCAATTGATGTTGCAGTAGCCACTCCAAGTGCTGGTGTAGTTAAACTCAAAGATGCCCCAAGTTTAATTGTAGTTATGCTTCCGTCTGCAAGCAATGCAGTGGTTATGGCTTGACCAGCAATAGCTGCTGTTCCTATCGCGCCATTATCAAAGTTTGAACCAGCGGACAAACCATTGGTAAAGTTTGCTATTGCAGTGTTGTTTGTGTTGTGTTGTGCAGCAACAATCGGTTGACCATTTTGAAAGTTTGGAAATGGTATTGTAAGTGTAGCCATTGTTAAGTACTCCTAATTTTTCTTCTCTTGAATTTGTAAGCGATTGAATTTAATCCCCATTGTCTACCTGGGAAAACTGTTGAGTCTGTGTCATCATCTGGACCCATGAATTCTAATTGTATTGCGAATCCTCTACCTAAAGGAGCAACACCTTTTCTTTTAATTACGGCACCACCAGTGTTAAAACCATATACTGCAGTGTCATAAACACCACCAGAACCATCTACTGAATAAGTTCCACCAGCAGCAGTAGCAGTTAAAGCAATAGTTCTTGTTCCACCTACTTGATTAGTTTCATCAAAGTTTCTATAACGATTTAATGTTATTGCCGTAGGTGTTGAAACATCTTTAAATACAAAGTATGGACGAATAAAAGTTTTTAATTGAACATATGCTCTATCATCAAACCATGATGTACGATAATAAGATTTAAATCTTCCGCTTAACGATGGTGTTGCACCAACAATAACATCATCATCGGTATTTGCATAATCATCAACAAAATATACATAAGGAAAGTCGTCATCTGGATGAATCATTAAATAATAAGGTTGGTCATCTGCTGTTCGCCAGTCACAACCAGATACCAAACCAAAACCTGGTATGAGAAATGGAGTTGCATCATCTGATAACATAGGTGCAGACTGGAACATTGTATACGCGCCAGCTTTGCCAATAGTAGCATCAAATATTAAATTAATAGTTGGATATGCTGGAGGTGAACCAACTTCAGTTGCAGTATATGGCAATGATATCCATACTCTATTTCGTATAAAAGATAAAGTTATTTGGTCAGTGTGTTGAGCATTAACTTCATTGTTAATAATGATTGGTCTTATGCGTTCAAAGATATCATTAATACCATTACGATTATAGAAATACAATCCTTGCGGCCAGTCGAAGAAATATACTCCACCATTACCAGCAACAGCTTGCTGTGGTGTGTCAACACCAAGGTTGGTTGACACTTCTACTAACTGGAATGAGTCCGCGTCATAGCCCATAAGGAGATAAATAGCTTTTGGTTTAAATATCATTAGCTGACCATCAACTATTTTAATTGCACGTATTCCTTCTCCACCTGCAATGATGTCAATGTAGTCATCTTGGAACCAGTTCTCTGGTGAACTTTCATGTGACCAACGTAGTCTATTAGGATATGCAGTTAGTGTAGGAGTTGCATCACTATTATATTCTTTTGTATTAGCTACAAATAACTTATTAGCATGAGCAACTGTGTGTTCTGCGCGAGGCATATAACCACCAACTGGCAATTGGTATGGCTGCCAAGTAGGACCAGATGCAATCAAAGATGTTGCATATGTTTGACCAACAGTCCACTTGTACATATTTGGTGCATCTTTTCCAAGAGCAATATAAAGAGTATCTTCCCATTGAGCCATGCCAGCACCATTAGGAGATTTAACTGCTAATGGAGTTGATACTGCACTATCTAAATAACTAAAGTTGCCACCGGAAGAAACATAAACTCTACCATCATAGGGACCAGTTACTTGATAACCAGTTGTTAACATGATTTGTGGTGCGGCAGGATACTTATAATTATATAATCCTTTTGGATTCCATGTTCCAGTAAATGCTATTGGACTAGGATTTTTTGTTTGATAGCCGGCACGGGAAAACACACCACCACGTGGGTCAACTTCAACATTAAGCATTCCTGGTGATTCATTCGGTGCTAACTGAAATTGGTCAGCACGAAAGTTAAGCCCACCAGTAAAGTCAAATAACTGTTGAACTGCAATATTAGCCATTGTTTACCAAGCCACCGCACTAGGAATTGCTCCTGCACTTGGAAGCACTTGTATACCTGGCATGTTGTAACCATAGCCAATTGCACTTAACTGCAATCCACCAGAATATACTAATGGTTGATTGCTGCTTGGTGCTGTTAAGTAATCCTGGTAGTTCTTTAAGTTTGTAACAAATTGGTCTCTATAAACTCTTGCCATTTCAGCATCTTCTTGGAACTGATAGATGCGTGACATTGTATAAGTTATAAGACAAGCCTGTAGTTCAAGGTCTAAGTCTACATACATAGTTGATTCTGAGTTGCTTGAATCTAATAACCAATCAAGGTCTGGTTCACGATATCCTCTAACTAATAGAGTGTAGATTTGATTTGGGCGCGGCCATAGATAAAGTTGATTAGCCCAAAGTGAGAAGTATGCTGGAATCCCAACTTGGTTAGTTGAACCTACCCACCATCTTTCGCCTTGGTCTTGGCTAATATAAATTAATTCAACACCAAAGTTTTCATATATTTCTGGACCTTGAATTGAAACAACGTTAATTAATTCTTTAATATCATTCATATCAACAGTCTGGGGAACTGTTACATAAGGTGAATATGTTTGAGTCATTGTAAAGTTTGCAACTGTTGGACCACCTTCTACGGTTGCTGTTATATAATTTGATTCAAACCAAGGCCAGCGAGTATCGGTATCTACTATTGTTTGAAAACCTTCTTTAAGAAACTGAAGCACTAGGTCCTGGTTAATATCATCAACATCATTATCATAGCCAATTTGTAGCTGAGAAAGATTCTCAAGCAATTGGATAAGATAGTAAGAGTTTAAACCACCTCTTGGGTCTAGTGCCATGTTATATTCCTATTCTTTAGACTTAGCTGCTTTAGCCTGTTGATTTAAATGGCCAATACAGAATTCGGTTTTTCTAGCTTGCGGTGCTCTACATCTTTCTTGCTTCATTTCATTCCAATGTGTGCAAGTTGGCACTGGGGGAATGTATTCTACGCCAGAAGGTGGAGCAAGTTCAGTATTAGATTGCACAAAGTTAGGCATAACGCCTGCTACATCTTGTCCAGACTTTGGTGAATTATACATCTCACACCCTGCTGGAACTTGACTTGTAAATACTGGCTGTCTTGTCATATGTTTATTATCCTTCGTGATAAATAGTTCTCTATGTATTGTACAAATTTTTTCATTTAAAAGGAAATAGCTGGCACTAAGAGGGTTGCCCGAAGGATGACAACCTTTCAACTCTTAGCACCAGCTAAACCTGTTTAACTAGCCGAAGCTAATTAAGTTTATTATGCGTCAGCTGACAAGTAGCCCTGACGTGCACGGTTGGAGCAAGTAAGCTGTCCATAGGCCAATACGATGGCGTAACGAGCATCTTTCTGTGCAACTGTACCCTGCTGGAATGGCGTTGTGGTCCACCAATGGCCATTCATACCAGTGAGCTTGAGGTACTTCGTATTGAGGAAGTACATCGAGGCATTGGATACTTGGTTACCTGGCATTGCAAGGTCAAACACAACTGGTGTCTGCTTGAACATCAAGTTCTGGAAACCAGAGTTAGCCTTAGCTACGTCCTGGTAACGCACGTTTGGTGTCAACAATGACTCAAACTTGCTAAACAATGCTTCAGTGGTGATGATAATGTCTGGAGTATCATTACCCTTCGATGCGTTGTTGTACACGTTTGCCATGTTAACAAGGCTCAAAGTTGCATTTTGTATACCTGCTGGTATAGTTGGGTTCCACCATGAACTGGTTGCTGCGTCGATACCACCGATTGCGGTGTTCAATGAACCAGCGAAACCGCCGATACCGTTGAACTCTTTTGCGGTGCCACCAGTGCCATTGTTCGAGCTAAGAAGCTGACCGTTGACAAGTGACTTAATCGACATTTCTGCCTGCATAATTTTAGCATTCAACAACTTGATGATTGCTTCTGTTCCACGGTTCTGTGCTTCTTCGATACCGCTAATTGCGATGGATGCAGCGATTTGCTTCCAGTCGTAAATAGCAGACGTGATGCCGTCTTGTGGGGTAAGAGCAATGTTGTCATAGCCCGAGTAGGATGCAGCGGTTGAGTTCTCTTCATAGAGCACTGGCTCTACGATTTGAGTTCCGCCTTCTTCCATAACAACTCTTCCACCTGAATTCATGTGGTTCAAGAGCACGAGGTCCTTGAAGATGTTGTCAACCAGCGTTGGCTGGTAGTTTTGTAGTGTCGTAGAAAACAGTGCATTGTAATCTACGGACTGCACGTTTGGTGAAGTCATTTTATTTTCTCCTTATAATGTTAGTGTTTTGGTTAAAGCCCCAAGCCTTTTTTGGCTTGTTCAAAGGCTTCAAATACTGTTTTAGGTGCAGTAGTTGCGACTGGACTTCCGCCCTTAGAAGATGTGCCTGTGGAAACAATTGTTGCCGAACGCTTAGCTTGAACTCTAGCCTGTTCTTCTGAAAGCTTTTTAGTAGCTTCCGAAGCCTTAGAATAAACTTTATCAAAAGCAATCTGTTTAAAGACTGACTCTAAATCTGTTACTCCTGTTGCTATAGCTTTTGCTACAACTTCATCTGGATTGAAATCTTCACCGTACTTGCTTTGTAATTTATCGATAGTTCTAGTTAATTCGTCCATAGCTTTAGATTGCTCGAAAGCCTGAATTCTTTGCTCTAACTGTCGCATTTGCTTTTCAGCCGGGTCCATCCATTCGTCTTCGACTTCTGGTTGGGTTGCTACACCGTAGTGCTGCTGTAAAGCCTGCAAGGTGCCTGCTGGGTCTTCTTGCAACGATTGTGCAAGAGTAGCAGCAAATTCAACTTGCTTTCTTTGTTCGCTAAGTTCCTGTGTCTTACGGGTATAATCCGCTTGACGCTGGTACCCAGCTAGAGCCTCCTCTAAAGGTACTACGATTTCTTCGCCATTGACTTGGAGTTTTACGGACTTTGCCGCAACCTCTGTGTAATCAAAAAAATCTGGCTCTTCTATTACGCCTGCTTCGCCTAATTCCTCGACTTGTCCATCTTCGACAATGGGGTCGATTACTTCAGTACTAGCACTAGCATCATTTATTTCTTCATTACTCATTTGGAGTCCATCCTTCTAGTTGGTTGTTCCTATATGTATGTAAATAATTTTACCTATATCTTTTATTATTGCTGTACTCCACCTAATATTTGTTGTAATATTTCTGGTGGAAGACTTTGTAAAATAGCAGCTAATTGGTCTGGGACTTGAGGTGCTGGGCCAGTAATTGGTGCACCAGCTATTAACCCTGGAGGCATTGGAGGACTTAGTGCTTGTTCTCCACCTCCTTGCATTGCTGCCATTAATTCAGGAGGTAAACCTTGTCCACCTTGTTCTGACTGCATTGCTGCCATTTGGTCTGGGGCCATACCTGGTGGCAAACCCTGTCCTTCTAAAGCTGCTTGGTCTGGTGCCATTGGCATGCCTTCTGGCATTTGAGGTTCTGGTTGTTGTAGATAAGCTGCAGCGTCTTTTACGCCAAAACCAGTTCTTAAAACATACTCTGCCAACTTTGGTAAGTTAACAAGTCCAGCCTCAGCAAACGGTTGCATTGCTGAAACAATCTGTAATGCCATATCTCTGCGGAAAGCCTCATTACGTGGAGCTGTTGAACCAGCCTCAACTGTAAAATCAAACTCACCAGAAATATAATCTTTATCAAATGTTAACCATACAGGTGCAGATTCAGTTCCTACTATTCTTACAGTCTGCTCTCCAGTTAAGAATTGTTGAGCTAGCATTATAAGATTAGCAGCACATGCAGCTATTGAATTTTCAATTGACACAAGCTTTTCAGCCACTCTAGCATTACCAGCTTCAGCAATGATTGATGCTTCGCGGGCGGTACGAGTTGTCTCTGGGATTGCACCACGCTGGTACTCTGAGACGCCTGACACACGGTCAATATCATTTGTAATTAATGATGACTGATTATAATAATCTTGCGGGTTAATGTAGGCTGGCATTGCTACTACTACGTTTTGTAGATTCTCATTACCTTTAACTGGAACCAATACGTTGTCATCATCTGATGCCAAAGCCTGACGTCCAGCATCATCGAATGCTGATTCGCTAAACAAGTACTTGCGGGAGAAGCGCTTTCTATGGTTCATCATCTGGGTACGAGTTTCATTTAATTCGTACTGCAATGGCTCAATTGCTTCTAATTCACCCATTGGATAAAAGAATCCAGGGATTTCATAGTTACGCAACATGATGTAAGGGTGACCAAACACATATGGCATCTTGGTTGGTTTAACCAGGAACTTATCACCAGTGTCTGAGAAGATGCACATTTCACCAGTATCAATATTATAATATTCAAAGATGTTGCATTGTGCTTCATCTGCATCAACTGTTGTGTCATAGTTTCCAGTTGCTATATAATCACCATAAGCATTTGAAATTGCTGGTCCTACATCTTTTCTTGCGGCATAATCATAACGGTCATCATTCTTAACATCTTTTAATGTACGACGACTTCTTTGCGCAATCCAACGCAAGTCATTCATATCTGTTGCATATGGGTCAACAAACATATTAAATGGGTCAACGCGCTCTAAGAATGGACGGTCTTCTCTAATAACAAATGTTGATTCAACATCACCTGTAACTCCAGGACCATCTGCAGCTTCATCAGCGGTATCTTGAATATCATCAAGCTTTTTTTCTTCAACAAAACGATAACCAGTTTTAACCCAACCATGACCAAGAATTAGATAATCTTTAACTGCTCTTTGGAACTCTGGCTGACAACCATAATGCTGCCACCAATAGTTAATAATTGATTCAGTTACTACAGCTTTATCACCATCTTCTGGTTTGCGCGGGTTAACCATAATCTTTGGACGACCAATAGAAACAGCAGGTGCTAAAGTATTAATAGTTGAGAACGCAATATTAACAAGCAATCTATCACCAGTTGCTACGCCACGATATTGCCTACCGCGATATAAGTTAATTAATCTTTGCCAAAGTTGACCATAATTTTCTTGCTGTAATTTCTTTTGAGCAAGATTAACTTTACCTCTATACTGACTTAACTTATCTGAGTTACTTTGACGTGCCATATTAGCAATCCCACTTCTTTAATGCCAACGCTTTACGTGTTGGTCTTCCCTTAGAATCTTTCATTGGTCCTGGATTTCCTTCCATCCTAGCGCAAAATGACTTTCTTCTTGCTGCGGCTTTTGGTGACTTTGCTGCCTGCTTAGCAGATACTGGTGGCTTTAGATTCATACCTTCTGCTTTTGCTGATGCGCGGCCTTTAGCATTAAGTCCACCTGTAGGGCTTTTGCCTTCTTTCCTTTGCCAAGCTGGAGTTTTAGCCATTACTTCTTTTTCCTTGCTACCTTCATATTATCAATTAAATTAGGATAAGGTCTACCTGCAGCTTTTGCAGAAGCTTTAGCTGAAGCTTTTTGTGCAGCTGTAAGTTTCTTTGGCGCGCCTAAAGATTTAGGACGTGCCTTTTCCCATACTGGTTTTTTAGAAGCCATTACTTTTTTAACCCTTCTCCGATTGCAGCTAGTCTGCAGTAACCATTTGGCTCAGCCTTTTCTACAATGATATGGCAGCCTTTCATTTTAGGGCACCAAAAAGCACAGTTAGAGCATTTAACTCCCATAGATTTCATTTCATTTTGTGCAGCTGGAACATAACCAACCCAAATACCATTACCATCATTGTCAGCTAATTTGCCATATTCTTCAACTATATCAAAGAAAGATTCAACGTAATCAGCTTCTGCAGGAGCAAGTTTAATAATAGGATTAGTTACACCTTCTGGCAAACCTTCCATCTCTTTTTCTTTTTCTTCTTCAGGCTTGCCAATCATAATAGCAATCTTGAATGCTTCACCCATTGGTGTATTTGAATATTTCATTACGCCTCTAGTTCTCTTCGTTTGATTTCTTCAACTTCTGCTTCAGTATATACAAAATTGTTTTGTTCACATACATGTTCTCTTGAAGAGACAAATGCATTACAGTCAACGCACCTATACAAAGGTCCATTGGCTGTATACAAAACAAATTGACGCATTATTTAGCGCTTGCGTATAATCCAACTGATACGTTGAATTCACCTATTGCAGGAACGTTTGATGTACTAGCAAAATAAACACCAAACTCCGATAGACCAGCAATGCTGCCTCTAAAGTTGTGTGCATAATATGATGGTGTTGAACCAGTTACGCTGTCCACTACTGTTACCAACGAGTTGTCTTCTGCATCATTAAGTGACCATAGTCCTGGTGAAGTTTGGTCATTATTTGCGCCACCGTAGAATGAAATACTTCCAATCCAACCTGTTGGTGCTTCTACAGTTACAACTATTGTGTCATAACCAGCAACATTAATTGGATTCCATATATCACCAGAAGGTGTTGCAATAGTATTATTGTATGAAAATTGTAATTGCTTAAACATTATTTACCTTTTACTTTCTTAAGATTTGGATTCTTTCTTTTTGCGGCAGGTGATGCCTTGCGTGAAGCATTTGCAAGTATTGCCCCTGCAGACTCCATGCTATAGTTGCCCTTCTTAGCGATTTGTTTCTGAGCTGCTTTAAAGCCCATACCTTTTTTAGCTTTCATTTCTTTTTAGCTGACTTACCAGAACCCATTTTTTTACCATAAGGTCTTCCTACTGCTGGGCCCTGTGCGGCATTAAATGCTTCTGTCATTGTTGGCTTCTTTGCAGACTTTTTAGCTTTCATTTTTTTTTGCTCTCTTTCACTAGGTCTTTTAGTTTTTTCTTTGCTGTTGTTAATCTTTTTTCTGCTTTTGTTAATTCTTTTTTAGCGGCTTTAACAACTGGTACTTCTATTTTCTTATATTTAGTAGGTTTGCTAACCTTCATCTTCTTTGGAGCTTGTATTTTAGCTTTCATCAATTTTCTTTCTTCTTGTCTTTGCCATATGCCAGGAAATATGATTATCTAATTTGTCATCAACTTTATCTATTTGAGTAACAACACTTTCCAACAAACCTCTTACTACGGCATGGTCTGCTGAGTTTTCTTTTCTTAAATTTTGTATTATAATAACTAATGGTCCACCAATAAGAGCAACGACAATAGGGACTAACCATTCCATTAAATTAGTTCTTTTCTTGCTGGAATCTTTTCAATTTCGCCGGCTTTAAATCTTGGGGAATCTTCCATAGCTCTTTGCTGTTCTCTTTCAGTTGGTCCATGAAATACTTCTTGCCCATGAGTAAACCCCAATCGCACACCCTTAACATGACATTTGAAGCAAAGCTGCCTCTTTATGTCATTTTCTGAGTCAATCGGTCTTTCGCAAGTTGAACACTTCATACAATCTCCTATTATACTGTATTTTTCTTTACATGTCTAATAACTATTAAACTCGCCAATCCAATCACGCTCACGAGTCTTAATTGGCTTAGGAACTCTACTAGCAAAATAGTTTAGTGTTCCCCATGGAGCATCAGTCTTAGGACTATACTCTGGAAGCCAAACGTACTTAAGCATCTGGTTAGCAATAGCCAAGGACATTACACGGTCGTCGTGTGGGGAACCATGAGTAGAACCATTGTCATCTCGAACAAAGGTTTTAAGTTCAGCAATCGTATATTCACACTTAAGGTCTAAAGCACCATCTCTTAGATTAGCATTTAATTCGTCTATAGCTAAAGGCTTTGACAAGGTTGTTGTGCGCCAACCCAGCTTTTCAGTAGGTTCAGCGTTTCTAATGTTTAATTGACGTTGTCTATAAATATTAATATAATTAGCTTTATTTAAAGATGTTAAAGTTGTTAAACCGTGGTTATTAGATTCAACACCTATTAAAGCTTCATTATAAAAGAAGCCTAAAGAAAATAGGACTTCTTCGCCAAACTTGTCTGGGTCTACGTGTCCATGCCAATGGGCTACTACAAGACCAGACTTGGCATCAATAACATGAGCAGCAGAATAGTCACCCCTAGCCAATCCTTCGGCCACGTCAGCTCCAATAACATATCTAGCTCCGGCTTGTGGTAAGGCCCATACGGAGAGCGGTCCACCGGAGGACTCAAACATAAAAGAGTTTCGAACATCAGAGAGTTTTTTATTAAAACCTTTCTTAGGAACTTCAGTTTGGAATTTCATTAAAGCATCAATGTCAAATACTGGGCGGCCAGAACGAATGAAAGCTTCCTCAGGATTTGATGGGTACTCTTGGTGTAATTGCCATATTGGTAGTTCTGCGGCTTGAGCATCATACCAAGCTTGGTCACGTCCTGATGCCGACCATGGAAAGAAGATTCCACGGAAACGGTTGGTGCCAGTCTGTGACCCATGCCACAAGTTAAAGAATATATTTCCCTCACCCTTGGCAGTAGACAGACAGATTACACGACCACCTACGTCTGCAATTGGCTCTATTGATGCCCAGGCTTCCTCAGGATTAGGCAAGAACGCCATCTCGTCGATTATAGCCAAGTATACCGATTCACCTCTAGCAGGCTCGTTAGCTGATGGCATTGATTCAATTACAGAATCATTACTAAACGACATCTTAAGAACGTTGTTCTGTAGCATCTCTGGACCAGACAATCTCATCCAGTCAGGTATAAATTTATAAATATACTTAGCCTTTTGTAAAAGCTTTGTAGCTTCACGTTCAGTCTTTGAAAGCATGACCACAAATCTATCTGGCCAGAAGAAGGTAATCCAGAAGGCATACGCTGCAGCCAGTGTGGAGAATCCAATCTGACGTGCTTTAAGTACTATAGTATATCTTTCACCTAACCATGTTTTAACAGTTTCTTTTTGCGCGTCCCTCAAAGTAAAGGCAATACGTCCCTGATTAGGATGTTTAATATAAGCATAGTTTTCACAGAAGAAAGCAAATGCTTCTGCTAGTTCTGCTGGTGTTGCGTTCTCTGGACCACGGCACTTACGGAAGTTATATTCATTTAAGAGTTCATCTAAGTTCACGCCAAAACTCCAATCCTGAATAACGTCTTAGTGTCTCTGGCAAGAACACGTCTTCTGGTCTACGAGATTTCTTTTCTAATTTTGGTCTTATTTTGTGTAGATTCTTAATGCCTGTAAGACTGTTTTCAGAGATGCCTGAGCTGTCTTCAATATTTTCAAATTCATGATTGTATTTCTTAATTTCCAAGAAGTCATATATTTTATTAATCTCTTTCTCTGGGTTGTTTATAAAATTATCATATTCAACAAAATGAAACAAGTGTCTATATTCTGGATTCATTGCATGCTTCATGTTATTTAAACATCCCATTATATCATTACCAAACTTCATTAGCCAATCTGCTCTTCTATCAGCCATTGGTTTGTCTGGAAATGTTTCTAATAAAACTTCTTTATCCATTAAAGCATTCTGCTGTGATTCAGGATGAGCATTAATGATTGTGTCAAATGAAACTAATATATCAAGTATATCTC